TTCGCCGCCCCACTTGGGTGTCACGAAGAGGTCACCTACTCCGACTGTTCTAATCCACAACCGTGGACTGATTGGTCGGGGACAGGAATCTCGTATGGCACTGTCGAGTGGATGTCCGATGTCATTGTTCCGCAGTATCACCAGCGAGTCGCCAAGGGGGAAGTATTCTTTAACCCCATGGTCAAAACTTCGTTGGAGCGGTCTCATAGTGGCTCGCAAGGCCATCGGCAAAAGTATAATACGCCGATTGCGCCGTGCATGCAGTTCCGCCGCTATGAGGGTTTCGGCGACTACATTGGTAATGCAGTCGCCGCCCTGGTTGGGGATTCACCTACTGTAACACCCCCAGCGTCTAACGACGCCGTCATCAGGGACCTCAGGTCTGAAGTAAGTACTACTGTTTTGGGTAACCGTGGGATCGGCGAGTCTAACCTTTGGGAAAGCCTCGCTGAGTATAAACAGACCGTCGATATGTTTTCCGACGTTCATGGCCGTTTTGCGGCCCGCTTCGAAGATCTGAAAAACGATATTCGCGGCGGTTTTGATCCACGGAAGCGTTTTAGCCTGAAACATCTGCCGTTTCGAGCTGCGGGCTGGACAATCTCGTCCTGGCTCGCTTATCGATATGGCATTAGTCCGCTGTTGAGGGACATTCAGACCGTGTTTGATGCTGCGCATAAGAAGTCTAGGCACATGCGGGTAACCACCCGCGCGCATCGTGAAGTTGACCTCACCTCGAGCGTAAGCTTTCAGGTGGCTAGTCAAGGATCGCTGCGTACGACAATTATGCGACTCCTAACGGATCGCGTAGAGGTTCGTGCTATGACTTTGGACGACGTCATGATCGGGTGGCCGGAACATCTGGGCCTCACCGTGAAGGGCTTGGTAACGGTCCCTTGGGACCTTATCACGCTGTCGTTCGTCGCTGACCATTTTGTAAACGTTGGCGATTTCCTGCGCTCGTTTGCTCCTACACCGGGGTGGACAATGCTAGGAGGGTCAGTTGTTGTGACGCGTGAAAGTCGTGAGACTTACACGTCTATGGGGGATACGTGGAATACCTCGGCAGCTTTTACTGTCGAACGGCCCATCACTGGTACCGTTGACGTAAAGCTGGTTACTAAGACCCGTAGCCCGTCTGTAGTTCCGGGCCTGGTTGTTCGCCAAGATTTCTTTGGAAAACACCCGGGTGTCCGAGTTGCGGATTGGTTTGCGCTCAGTGCGCAGAAACTGAGGCAGTTTGACCAGGTTTACCTTCGGGCAAAGCCGGGCGATCTCGTCTCAACTTATGGCGT